GGTTTATCTGTAACTGCTGGTAATGACTACACGGTTGTAGTTGGTGGTGGTGGAGCTGCGGTTACAGCCAATCCACCAAAAGCTGGAATCAATGGATCTAACTCATCATTTTACGGCTCTCCTATATCTAACGACCCATCTATTTCCAATGCTTCTGGAACGGCGTCTTCAATTTCTGGAACAACGCTTACTGTAGGTGGAACAGTAACTAATACGTTTTATGCTGGTATGGCGCTGTCTGGAACAGGCGTAACCACAGGAACATTTATTACTGCTTATGGGACAGGAACTGGTGGTGCTGGCACATATACGGTCAATGTAAGTCAGACTGTTTCAAGCACAACTATTACGGGAGCACTTAGCGGTATTAATGCTTTTGGTGGAGGTGGTGGAGGTGTATACCCTAGCACCGCTGGAAAATCAGGCGGTTCTGGCGGTGGCGGTGCTTGGGGTACTTCAGGTGGTTCTGGAATTTATCCAGGTTCACCATTTATATCAGGCACACTACAAGGAAATAATGGCGGCGGTTCATCAGGTTCTGCTCCTGCTTATGGTGGCGGTGGTGGTGGTGGAGCAAACCCTTTAACTGGGACGGGTTCAAATGGCACATCGTCTGCCGGTGGAAATGGTGGCAACGGAACCGCATCTTCTATTTCTGGCCCATTAGTAACATATTCAGGTGGTGGTGGAGGCGGCGCAGCTACCGGCCCTGCTGGTTCAGGTGGGTCTGGAGGAGGCGGCGCAGGCGCTCCAGCAAGCGCATCTGCTACAGATGGAACAGCTAACAGCGGTGGAGGAGGAGGCGGTGAATGGTCGGATGCTTCCCCTTATGTATCCGGTAAAGGCGGCTCCGGTATCGTAATCATCAAAATTAATCAATAACATGACTACAAAAGTTTACAAATTTCTAGGCATTGATACAGCCATGCACTTGCTTCGTCCAGGTGCTAAATGGGAAATCAGTAACAACGTCTTTACTCGGTGGGATGATCCACGGCCATGCCCAAGCATTGAAGAAGTGTATTGGGTCATTGACAAGATCAGAGAGTTTGAGGACAGCATCCCTACTATTTACACCGACGAGCAACTGAAAGAGATGGGCATAGCCCGTGAGGAATTTGAACGTGCAGTTGCATAACCTATTCCCCATCCCTGTAGGCTTTGCAGAGCTTGGCAGACCCTTAAGCGATGAGGAGTTGTTCTTCATCCGTGAGCTTGAGACTCGGCCAAACATGGGTAACACCACAAGTACAGATAACTTCGTACTGCGTAACCCTGCGCTGACAAGCCTACGTTCGTTCATTGAAGATGCGGTATCGGATTACTTCAAAAGCACAGTCAATCCAAAGCACAACGTAAGCCTAAGAGTCACCCAAAGCTGGTGCAATTACTCAGAACCTGGGCAATACCATCACAAACACGCACACCCTAATAGCTACATCTCAGGTGTGTTTTATGTGCAGACTAATGCCAACGACAGGATTTACTTCTACCGTGATGGTTGGCAGCAGATCAAGTTCCCACCTGAGACGTGGAACCCGTACAACTCAGAGTCATGGTGGTTTGAAGCTACAGCAGGAAAGCTGATTCTGTTCCCATCATCACTGACGCATATGGTTCCTGAAGTCAAAGGCGATGACACAAGAATCTCACTATCGTTTAACACCTTCCCAGTCGGTGTCGTCGGGGAAGAAATGGACTTAACTGGATTAAAGCTGGAGGCGTAGATGGCTCACTTTGCCCGTATTGATGAAAATGGTGTGGTGCAACAAGTTGTCGTGGTGGACAACAAAGACACCTCTGATGCTTCTGGCGTAGAGAAAGAACATATCGGCGCAGCGCATCTTGAGAAGATTCTTGGCGGCACTTGGAAGCAGACAAGCTACAACGGCAACATCAGAAAGAACTACGCCGGGATCGGCTACACATACAGATCTGACATTGATGCCTTCGTGCCGCCACAGCCTTTTGCCAGTTGGATTTTGAACAACAACACGGCACAATGGGAGCCGCCCACACCCATGCCGACAGATGGAAAGATGTATAGCTGGGATGAAGCAACAACTAACTGGATTGAGATTCTAGGATAACAATGTGTTCGGCTTCTCAGCATTTGGTGGCGCAGCACTTGGTGCGACAGGCGAGAGCGGGTCTCCTCCCGTTACCGAAGGCTGGGGGTATGACACTTGGGGTAGTAATCCTTGGGGCGGACTTAGTAATGCGGTAATCACACCCGCAACGGCAGCGCTAACAGCCACAGGTGCGGCTCCTACTTTATTAGTTGGTGAAAATATTACTCCTACAACAGGAGTAGTTAGCCTTAACGGGCAAACACCAATAATAAGCACCAATACGTTTATAACCCCAGCGACAGGCGCAATAGTTGCTACAGGTGCGGCCCCAGTCGTACAAACAGATTTCTTTATAACCCCTGCGGCTAATGATTTAACCTTTACTGGTTATGCTCCGAACGTTGAGCGAAGTGCGATTATTACTCCTCAGACGGGGGCGCTTTCGTTTACTGGCGCAGCACCTACCGTACTTGAAGGACGAGTAGCTATTCCTGGTACAGCGGATCTTATTGCCGCAGGTGTTGCTCCAAGTTTAAATTCAACTATCCAGCCAACTTCGGGAACGGTAACAACACAAGGGTATGCCCCAGCAGTAAGCACAGGACAAGTTGTAACACCAACCGGTGGGGCAGTCATTGTTGGTTCGGCACCTAGTGTTGTTGTTTCTGGGCTTGTCATTACGCCATCGACCGGAGCAGTAAGTGCGGTAGGGGCGGCACCTTCAGTTATAAGAGGGGTTGCTGTACAACCAGCCTCTGGCGCATTGAGTTTAGTAGGTAATGCGCCTACAATTAACAATCCAAACTGGACACCAATTGATGATTCCCAGACCCCGAACTGGGGGAATATTGATGATTCTCAAACCCCGAACTGGGGCAGCGTTAATACTTCGCAGACACCGAATTGGTTGCCTGTTGCAGCATAGGAGCATTTCATGACTGTTAATCGTACAACCCTTTTGGATCTTCCCCTTCCGGTCACGGGGACTGAGTCTAATACTTGGGGGGATATCACTAATAACGGTTTGACTGAATACATGGACATTGCTATCGCGGGCATGTCTAATCTCACGAGTGCTGACTTCACAGCCGGTGCGTTAACGATTGAGACTACCGAAGGTAATGCTGCGGGGACAAGTATTTCGGCAACTAGCGCACAGTACGCAGGCTTCAGGGTCACCTCACTTGCTGCTAACTCCACGATCACGGTGGGCAATACGGGTACAAGCCCTGCTCGGTCTTACCGACTGATTAACGCAGACGCTACCTACAACCTGACGTTTAAGGCCACAGGCCAGACGGGTGTGACATTGCTCCCCGGACAGTCGGCTGTTGTTGCTTTTAACGGTACGGACTATGTGATTGTTGGCACAGTAGGCGCGGGTACTGCAACGGATAATGCTGTTGCTCGGTTTGACGGTACGACGGGTGAGATTCTTCAGAACAGTGCAGCAACGATTGATGACACAGGGGCAGCGACGTTTGTAGGTTCGGTCAATGTCAGTGGTACGTCAGCCAGTGCTGCGGATCTAAAGCTTTATGAAGATACCGACAACGGCACAAATTATGTGGCGTTTAAATCTCCGGCTTCGGTTGCTTCTAACGTCACTTGGACACTCCCCTCGACTGACGGTTCTGCCAATCAAGCAATTGTTACAAATGGTTCAGGAACACTTTCATTTGCCTCAGTAACAACCTCTCCCGGTGGCTCCACCACGCAAGTCCAGTACAACAATGCTGGTGCGTTTGGTGGGTCTGCGAACTTCGTTTGGGACAACAGTAACGTAAGGCTCGGGATTGGGACGAGTTCGCCGGCAGTTCCTCTTGACGTTGTTGCTCAAACTTCTGCAAGTATTGCCCGATTCAGAGGACGAAGCTCTGACAATATTGCCACTCTTGAGTGGTATGACAACACAAACGCTACCCGATACACATACATTTCTAGCGGACCTTCCTCAAGCTCGTTTTGGAATCAGGCTAATACACCAATGGCATTTGGTACGAACGACACCGAGCGGATGCGTATCACCTCCGGTGGTGTTGTTATGGTCGGCGCAACTTCTGCACATGGTAGCGAAAAGGTGCTCATCAATGGCGGAGGTACTAGCCCTACAGGCGATGGTTATCTAACTCTGAGGCGAGGAAGTGACGCATCAAGCGGTTCTGGGGTTGGTGTTATTGACTTTGCAGATACACGAACATCAAGCATCTATGCAAAAATTCAAGCAATCGCTGACGCAACACCCGGAACAAATGATTTTCCTGGCGCTCTTGTTTTTTACACCACAGCAGACGGGGCTTCATCAACCACCGAGCGGATGCGTATCGACTCCTCCGGAAGCGTAGGGGTTGGGGTAACACCTTCCACATGGAACACCGTTACTGCGGTTCAAGTCAAAAACGCAAGTTTTGCAGGGTATTCAACAACCAATGCCTACATGCTGCAAAACGCTTATTACGCTTCTGGTTGGAAATATATTTCTAACGGTGGGGCAGCTAGGTTTGAAATAAACGGTAGTTCCTACGAGTGGTCAGGAGCGGCATCAGGAACGGCAGGAAATGCAATTACATTCACCCCTTTTCTTACTATAGACAAAGATAAAACACTTGCCCTGCAAGGTGCTACATCAGCCACTGGCACAGGTATAGCCTTCCCCGCCACGCAATCTGCATCCTCAGACGCTAATACGCTGGATGATTATGAGGAGGGGACGTTTACGCCTACCGATGCAAGTGGGGCAGGGTTAACGCTAACCACGGCAAGAGGACGTTATACAAAAATAGGTAGAGAAGTTACTTGTTATATTGTGGTTACGTTTCCATCAACAGCAAGCGGAAGTGGGGTTGCTATTGGCGGTCTTCCTTTTACATCTGCAAATCCTTATGGTAGTGGTGATGCAGGATTTGGTGGTTCAATAAGTTACACAAATACAAGCTCAACTTTTAGTTCGTTTTTGGCTCAAAACAGTACAACTGCAACTTTTTATACCAATGCTGGCGGGGCTGTTGTCAATTCAACATTTTCAACGAAAGAAACTCAATTTATTTTGAGGTATTTCACTTAATCACACCAGATTAGTGTGATCGGACTAACGAAAGGAACTTAAATGATTACGAAACAAACAGTAATAGACCAGATTACCGTTCAAGAGAACGGCATCATCCTGTATCGGGAAGCCACTCGCATCATGGAAGACGGTAAGGAACTCACAAAGACCTATCACCGCACATCCCTAACACCAGGACAAGACCTCACAGGGCAACCAGAGAAGGTGGTAGCGATTGCTCAAACAGCGTGGACACCAGAGGTTGTAGCAGCCTATGAAGCAGCGCAGCAAAATCAAATCGGAGTTCAGCCATGACAACTTTTACTTGGACAATCTCTGCGCTCAACTGCATCCCGCAAACCGCTGAGGGGCAAGATTATGTGGTTACGGCGCACTGGCAATGTACAGGCGCTGATGGCGCTTACACAGGTCAGGTATACAGCACTTGCTCATTCCCAGTGGAGAGCAAAACAAGCTTTACACCTTATGCTGACTTGACGCTCAATCAAGTGCTTGGTTGGATATGGGCTAATGGTGTGGATAAAGACGCAACTGAGGCCGCAGTAGCGCAGCAGATTGAAAATCAAATTAACCCACCTATCGTTACCCCACCACTTCCTTGGAGCCAAGCATGAACGACCAAGACGTAACCGTAAAACTTTCCCTGATGAACAACATCATCGGGTATCTAGGCACACGGCCTTATGGTGAAGTGTTTCAGATCGTACAAGCCATTCAAGAGCAAGTAGCGCCACAACTTCAAGTAGCCTCTGAAGTAAAAGCGGAAGAGTAGATGGACGACAAAACCCACGAGCTAGCTGTACTCAAAGCGCAGGCTAAGATTCGGCTTGAAGAGCTTAAAGCACAAGACTCGGCCAAAGAAGTAGCAGGAAAAGCCATTGGCGAAGATGGGCTGCTTTATATTTTCTTAATCGTGCTCGTGGGTGTTGGTGCATCTCTTTTCCTTGATGGCGAGAAAATTGCCGCTGTAATGGGTCTTCTTGGTGCTTCACTTACTGCACTTATTCAAATGCTGAATGGGATCGCAGGTACTGCACCGAAGCAGGAAAAGCCTGAGTTTGAAGTCATCAAGGATCTCATTACACGTTTGGACAAGCTTGATCGTGCCGAGCCACCCATGCAAGTTGATGTTGAAGGCAGCAAGGTAACGGTCAAGAAAGGTGCCGACATCGTAACGGCTAAGGGGTAATTATGTTTGAGCTACTTAGCGGCGGTCTTTTAGGCTCCATCTTCGGCGGCATCTTTCGGCTTGCCCCCGAGGTTTTGAAGTTCTTGGACAAAAAGAACGAACGTCAGCATGAACTCAGCATGTTCCAACTTCAGACCGATCTGGAGAAGATGCGCGGTGAATTCAAGATGGAGGAGAAGTATGTTGACTACTCCATTCAGCAGATGGACACGATTAAAGAGGCTTTTAAAGAACAGGCTCAGACTGCTAAAGAGGCAGGATGGCTTGCAAGTTTCATTACTGCTATTACACGCCCCGGTCTTACTTGGATTGCATTTGGCGTATACGTGGCTGTTAAAGTCGCGGGGTTAACGATTGCCTTCCAGACCAACGCGAACTGGGCCGAGGTCTTAACCAAGTCCTATGACGAGGACGACTTTGCCATGCTGAACATGATGCTTACGTTCTGGTTTGTAGGACGATCAATTGAGAAGTACAACAAAGGTGGGTAGTCGTGGAAGCCTTGATCGATTCCCTCGCAAGGGTTTGGTTCTTGGGGGTTGCGCTTGTTGGCGTGGCCGTTTATGCCGTGACCATTAAGACTCGGCTTGATTACTTGGAGAAGGACCACGATAGGCAGATTCACGCGCTTTGGGAACACGTCAACCGATTGATTGCTGAGAAATCTGGTGAATGAGGCTAAGAAGCTTTGCAAGGATGTATTAATTAAGCCTTTTGAAGGGCTG